CTGTATTAGATTGTAAGGTGGATAGTTTGTTATGGTCTCAGTAAAAAACTTATCGAAATAAGTATCCATACCGATACTGTTTTTTGTGATGCGATCCATTAAATCTCCTAGATCGGCAGCACGATACCTTTGTAAGTTCATAGTTCTCCTTAAGTAAGCGAGTGTAGTTTTGTCCCCGAAGGCGACACTACTAATTATAACAGCAGACAAAAAAATAAGGGGTGGTGAACCCCTCAAAAACACTTCGGTTTCCTCCCTATTCTAGCAGTACTCTACAGTGGCTGACGCAAGACTTATCCCTTACATCGCATTCTGAAATACATTCAAAGTAGTCATCAACTGAATTGTTTGGAGATGTCTCTTGTTCGACATTCATCCAAGGTCGTAAACTATTGAATGATATGAGATTGTGCATAGATTGTTTTGATTTAAACACATAACTATCTATACAAATTTTTAAGATAGTAACACTTCTTCATCATTTTGATCTTCCTCATTCAAATTTTTCTTTGTTTTTTTATCGTTCTTATAGTCACCTACTACTTCTCTAAGTAGGTTATCAATATCATTTTTTAAGTCTGACATTACTCCTCCTCTGGTTTTTTTCTTTTGCCAATATTATACTTAGTTTCAAGATTCCAGTCATTCTTTTCTTTATAAGAAATAACTTTAATTTGATTAAGCGGAGCTATATCGTTAACTTTATCAGCTGAGACAACACTTACCAATCCCCAATCTAAAAGTAATTGGATAATACGATTTCTTCTTTGTACATCGTTAACTGTAATATTAGCTCTCTTACCGTCTAATGCAAATAGTTCTTTGAAATGAACGATATAGTATCTGCCTTGTTTATGTAGAATGTGACAAGACTGATATAGTTTCTTTTCTTTTCTTGAAGCAACACCAATACGAGTCAGTGTTTCTCTTACTTTAAGAAAATCATCAGGTTCATTTAATGTAATCTCAACCATTTGATCTGGCGACCAAGTGATTTGAGGTTCGACAATCGAATTCATTTTTTGCCTCCAGTCTCAAGTCGATCTCGTATAAACGAGAGTTGTTCTCTAGTCAAAATGTTTAAAACTTGTTTCGCCTTTTCATTACTATAACCATAGTAACTTTTAACAAGTTCAAGGTTTTTGATTTGATCCTTGCGAAGCCAAGGAGAAAATCTTTTCCTTTTTCTGAGACTATTTAGGAAAAAGTCATACTGTAACTTCTTTGCTAAATTAGGATGTTTATTCATTTCATTAGCAAACATCACAGAGTCTATCTGTCCAGATAAACATCTATTAATAATATAAGATGGATAACTTTTTTCAACATCTGGATCCTCATCAATCAAATTAGTTTTGTTTGTATTAATTGAGTTTAACCAATCTTTAAGTTCTGTCATTATATAAGGCAATTTTTTTATCAATGTAGACCTTTGCTTTTTTAAGGTCGTCAAGTTCTCCCTCTTGATCTTTGTGTCCAGCACGACAAACATATTTGATTACGTTGCCTGCAAAGAAATCAAGTTCTTGATCTGCAATAAAATCCCAAACTTGAATCTTACCTCGTTGATAATGTGATGGTGAAAATTTATTCATAATGTTTTCGCTTAATAATAATTCTGTCGTTTTCATAGTCAGGTATAAATTCTATGGGATCATCGTTATCCCAACAAAGTTCTCCATACAGAGAATTTAGAATAGACATGTCATCCCAAAGATCGTTTGGTTTTTCAGTCATGTTTCTCGCTCCAGTCTTTGAAATTAGTTGTGAGATTTAAGGGTTCGGGATCTTTGATGCCCTTTATTTTTTTCCAATTACTGTATAGTGCTTGGAGATGCCATGATTGAGATAAACTCTTTGGCCCGTTTTCAAGAAGATCGATTTCCATCTTATTTCTTGCATGAGACTTGTACTCATTTCTCCAATTTGAATCATCAAAATTTTTCATAATTTATTTTCTGATAATAACAACGTCTCCCTCGTCATCATCTTCATCCTCTGCTTTAAAAACTAAAAGTTCTTCACCAGATTGAACATCAGACATTTCTGGATGCACATTTCTTCTTTCTTGTTGTCTATTAAAGTCTCTCAAAGTTGAGGTCATCATAGCATACATGTATGCAAAGGTTGCCCCTGCAAGACAAGCAAAACAAAGAAAATATATAAAGACGCTAATATCATTCATCTGAAACCTTGTTGAAGTATCTTTTGTATAGGGACTTGTTTTATCTTATCTATAATATCAGTCTCTATTTTGTCTAGAATGTTTACATCTAGATGCATGAATGGTGGAATGATACCCAACATTCTTAATAGTCCATCGACAAATAGTGCAAGAGTAGTAAATCCAAGAATCATACTGATAACAGTTGCATCACGATTATGTTTTGCCATAGATTCATCATCGATTCTCCGTGCCTCATCAACAGCTTCCTTGACGGCAGCTTCAAGAAGAATTCTGACTTCTTCTTTTGTGTATGTGTACTTACGAATCTTTTCCTCTGTAACCGTTCTTTCTTTTGGAAAGTCTGATAAAGGAAATTCTGTGATTAGTGTTTTGATCATGAGTAGTTACCTTATGATGTCGATGTGCATATCTTTAGTCCAAACCTCTAATTCTGTTCTAAGAGAACCACTGGACTTAAGACTTTCATATCTTTTAGAGGCTTTGTTCTTCCACCATTTGATGAGATTCTCTTGATAGAATTTATCAAAGTTGATAGGATTTTTCTCTAGTTTGTCAGTATCTCCTCGAATTACTTCCCTAGAATTAGCAAATCCGTAGTCACTGAAGTAGACTCTTTTCTTCTCAGTCAGATTCTTTGCATTTGCAATTGCAGTCTGGAACTCCGCAGCCTTTTGAGAAGACGAGCTCTTTTTGATGATAGATATCATCTTTTGTTGAGTCTTTAACTTGCGACTCGAAGCGTCCTCTTTGACCAATAATTTGTTGTTGTTTCTCTCTATAAACCATTTATTTAATCCCTTAAAGACATTATCATGTAACAAAGGAGTAAAGTCACTCATAGTCAATCCTTTGTATCTCATGTATGGTTTCAATCCATCATATTGAGATGATGACTTCGTTGTGCCATAGAGTGATGTGGTCTCAAACAAACAAATGTCTGAACCATATTTACTATTTAACTGTTCTCTAGCCTCATGAGAACAACACAGTAGTGCGAGAAGTTTACCACCAAGATAATTAAATCCAAATGGTTGAGTTGGAACAATAATAAATCCCATGATTGAATGACGATTAAACCTCTTCAACTCTGGTGGTCTTCCCAACCAATCATTACGAGGTTTGCAATTGATTGTAGGAGAACCAAAACGAATAAATCCAACAATACTTTTAGTATTAGTTTCCATGACAATCCACTTGAGTGACTTGCCAGGAATTGAACTTTCGATTGAGTGAGATGTTGTTATCTGTAGTCTCTCATTAAAATATTCATTTGTGAAACTATCATCCTTTCCAGCGGCATAAACTTTGAAGTTCATATCGTTTGGGTGCATATCAAATGCATCAAACATATCTTCTTCAGGCCCACAGCCAGGAAGATATGTCGGCATCTTTGACATACGATCTAATTTTACATTACGAAGATATTCATCAATACGACCCATATTTGAGAAGTAATTGATAAATTGATCAGCTGCATACGCAGCATCACTTTCACTTAAAATCATTGTAAGATAGGCATTTTATATTCGTCTGATGGACGACCTATGGTTGATGGAGGCATACTAAGAACCTCCACAAGTAAATTGATATCAGCAGATATTATATCATTTGTTTCTGCCATTCTACGATATCCATTACCAACGTATATTTGTCCTAACAAGACACCAATAGTGCAGGCGCCCCAGAAAAGATAATACTTGTTTGATTTTACTTGATGTTTTAATTTGTTATAAGATTTAGTCATCGTGATCATCCCAAGGATCTGCTAGGTTTTTATTTGCAAAGAAACCTTTGTACACACCGTATGCGGCCAACAAAACAGTAATCACTGCAATCGATATACCAAAAGTATAATCGGGATTGAATGTAAAGTGTGGTATAAGTGTATCATTACACTTTGCAATTTTTTCTGGATCACTCCAAGTGCCAGGCAAAGTATAAACTGGCGGACATGCTAAAAAAATCATAATTTGTTTTCGATCTTATGATAGACTTCTACATAAGATTCACATTTAGGACAAGTAAGGTTTGTAACTATATCATACTCCATATCTTCCACATCGTCAATGTCATGATCTCCACCCCAGATAAGTTCTGTATTACAATGCCAACAATTCATGACCATAATCTCCTTAACTGACGAACATCGGTAACACCATATAAAGCTTTGACAGTCTCTTCAGCATCCTCTCTTAGATTCGATGGTGAGAAGAACTCTACTCTTGTCAATCTATTTGAGTTGAGTAAAATGTATGCCTGCCATTTAGTTTCTTTCATTATTCAAAAGGCAAATGTGGTCTGTTGAATTTTATTCTAAATTTTCTAAGGAATCTGTCAATGGCAAACTCTCCACCACCATAACAAAGAACACAAAATGCTCCACCAAAATATAGAATAAGAAGTTCTAACAAGTAAATGTTAAAACCAGCAGTAACAATCGCATGATATATTGCAACTGTTATAGTTCCTATAATCGCTAATGCACCAAATCTTGTAAACAATCCAACAATTAACAACCAACTACCATATATCTCAGAGTAAGCTGCAATGTATGAAGAGAATATTGGAAATGGTAATCCAATAGGTCTTACAAACGCATCTGCAAAATTTTCTATATCTGCTAATTTTTCATATCCATGATGTATTAACATAGTGCCTATTGATAGTCTGAGGATCAATAGACCGAATGATTTAATCATTTAAATTCACACTCCAACATTATTTCCGTAAGTGCAGCAAGGAGATTAATCTCTTGATCTGCGACAAAGGCGATTTGATATTGATATCTAGCAATGATAAGAACTGCGGCAGGGATACTGGCATTCTTGAGAGAACTATAAAGAGAGTCGTATATGCGACGTAAAAGTATAGCAGGATCATTATCTAAATTATCAACACACCATTTACGAACAGCGGGAAAGTTCTTTTCTTTAAGATTCTTTGTAAGATCGTTAATTGATACATCAGAGAATGTTGCTAGAATACCTGTATCTATTCTACCACTTGCAGAGTATCTTTGGCATTCATTTAAAACTCTTCTCCAATCAGGAAAGTGTTTGTTGATAAGTTCTATAATTACTTTCTTATCATACTCAACTCTTTGTTCATCAAGAATAAAATTAAGTCTTTTGAAAAACTCAACTGCAATCTCTTGTTTCTCTTTACCTTTGATAGAAAAATCTACAACCGCACATCTTGAATGTAGAGGTTCAATTATCTTATTCTTGTAGTTGCAAGTGAATATAAATCTACAATTACCATAAAACTCCTCGATGTTTGCACGAAGTAAAAGTTGAACATCATGAGTTGTATTATCTGCCTCATCAATGATGATCACTTTATGTTTTGCACCACCCATCAAAGATACCGTAGATGCAAAGTTCTTTGCCTGATTTCTTACGGTATCAAGAAAACGACCTTCATCGGATCCATTAATAACATAAAAGTCTGCACCAAGTTCATGGCACAGAGCTTTTGCAACAGTAGTCTTACCACACCCAGCAGGGCCTGCAAGTAATAGATTTGGAACTTCACCTTTCTTTAGAAAACTTGAAAATGTCTTCTTTGTATTTGCAGGCAAAATACATTCTTCAATTGTTTTAGGTCGATACTTTTCAACCCAAAGAAAGTCACTCATTATTTAAAACCCTTTGTTGTTTTTGGTTTGTCAATTGTTTCAACAATCATATCTGGATTAAACGCAATATTATTCCACCAATATTCTTGTACATCTTCCCATGATTCTAACACAACGGATTTGTTTTTGCAAATCATCTTGTAGTGATGCCTATCATAAGGTTTGTTACACGTTTGTTCAAAGAAACGTGAATCATTCTTTTCTATCAACTGAGTCATTCCTGTGACCTCCACTCTTTTCTCATAGACTGATATGTTTCATCATACGCAGCCTTGTCTCTTATTTTTTTGAAAACAGTTGCAGAGCGGGACTTTTCACAGTGTAGTGCGGTTGGCGACTGCGGTGATACGGAACCATCGCTAGCGTACTTCTTCCCACTAGGATGATTTGCATACCTACGGGCGCGAGTAAATCCCATTTCAAGAAACTTCCGAGCCATGTCCATTCCAATGAAGTCCTGTTGCTTCTTATAGTCACAGAACATGGAGTAGATTTTATCAGCAGATTTGCGAGCAATATTTTCATTTACGAATCTCCAATGAGCACATATATCGTTAGTATAAGGGCGAACCAAAAGGACTCCCTGTTCTCCTCTTCCGATACGATAAAGTTTACGAGTTTCCTCGTCTGTAAAATCAAGTTTTTTGTAATCGAGGTCATAATCAAACTCTTTCATTTTTTTCCTCTATATCATATTCTATCTCTATAACTTTACTCTGTCTACCCATACTATTACATCTTGTCTGTTGATTCATAGATCCACCTAGTTCTTCTACAAGAACTTCAATTTGGGTTATAATTTGTTTTTGCAATTCTTCATCACTCATCTTTCATAAACTCCTTTTTTTCATAATCATATCTAGGATGTGGATCGGCAGGAACCCACGGATTTTTAGATTTATTTTTGATAACAATGAATCTATCTGCAGCAAATGTCCCTGCTAATTGAACTTCAATTTCATCGTCATCTTGCCAGTTAATGCTACCATCCTTCTTGGTATGTAACATTGCCTCCTGTATCTTGTCAATAATTTCTTGAGTTAGTTTCATGTTAAAGGTTCAATTCCATAAGGTGTCAAATCATATTGTACTAAAGTAATACCTTCATGGTGTTCTTTGATTGGTTCCCCAACTTTTTCTACTAAACGTTTGAGTATTTCTTTCTTTGAAATATTATAGGGTGCTGGTGAATTTTTCACACATACTCGAAGACATTGTAGTTCTTCATCATCAAACGTAAAAGTATGCATCATAACCACTCAGGTTTACGGTCAGGTATGCGAAGATAATTAGTCGCAGCCCATGGCTTTGATGCAATGTATCTTCGATATGCAACAAAGGTGTTTATACTATCGTCAAACTTCCATTGTTCTGGCATAGCACGAGGAAACTGTGTTGCCTTATGATAACAATCATTTGGAAGTTGTCCAGTCTTTTCGTAAAATATTGCTTCTGCTTCTAATAATGGTTCTTCACATGTGTGAGTTTTACCATATCTTTCTGTATATTCATTTGACAATCCAAATCCATGTGCGATCAACCATGCAGTGTTATTGATATTTTCTGCAGCCCAGGCAGTGCAGGGATGACCTCTGAAGGCGCCTTTCTCTGTTTTGTAGGGTGTACCATCCCTTTTGGTTAATTGACCCCAATCAAAGTACCATTTGGAATATACCATTGATAACATTTGACATGTTTCAAGGGGCATTTTGACAATGTGTTTGTCGGGTAATACTCTTGCCGATTCATAAGGGCAAGGTTCAGTCACGAATACGTTCATAATTAATAATTATAGGTGCAGGGTCATTCCAATGACGTATGTTCCCTGCAATAATGAAACAATTAGTAACAACTAACTGTATAAAAATAAAGGTGCGAATCTTGGCAATGGTGTCTGCTTCCTTGTTGGATTTACCAGACTTTTCTCCAAGTGCTTTCGCCCATACTCTCCACCACTTCTTCATATACCTAACAACTTTCTTTGTCGTTCAAAGTATCCATGAAGAATCCATGAACTGCTGTTCATCTTTTCAGTTCCTCCAACAGCCCACTCAAACTTTACTCTATCATTATTTCCAAACTTATCAAGCTCTGGTGTATTACCTTTTGCACGATCTCCACCATTACAAAAGATAACTGTTTGAGATATCTCAAGACATTTCTCAATCGCACCACAAGCAGAATCATCAACATCATCCCAAGATACAACGGCGTCAACCATATTCAGATGACGGATGATATCTGCTCTCTCTGTCCAAGATTGAAAATATTGACCTTTCTTTCTTTTTAACCAAGGATCCCCATTTAGACCAACAACCAGATAGTTTGATAAGTCTTTTGCTCTCTCAAAGTATCGAATATGTCCACTATGTATTGGATCGAATCCACCAGTGACAAGACTTACTTTTTCAAAGAACATTACTCAAATGTAGAATCAGGTTCAAGTGCGATGTAGTATTTTACATCGATATCTGTATTTGTAAAACAAGATAGAAGTTTTGATGATACAACCACGTTGTATGACCCAGGCAAGATCTTGATGTTCTCAACCTTAAAGTTGAACACAAAGTCATTTATAGTCTCACCAACGGTCACAGAGAAATGATTGGATGTATCATTCTTCTTATCACGAATAACAATACTAATCGAACCATCCTTACCAATTACAGATAAATCAGGAACTTGATATACCGCAGCAGCTTTAAGAAGTTTATCTAACTGATTAGTATTCAATTGGAAACAAACATCTTCGGTTGGAAGTGTGATCTCTTTTTCTGGAGGACTTACAATTACATTTGGATCTGCAAAGAAATACTTTGATCTTGCTTTGTCTTCACTAATGACGGTATATCCATCATTCTTAAAATCTAACTCAGGTCTTTGATGCAAACTTAGTGCATTTAAAAACTGATTCAAATCATAAACACCAAAGTCTTTTGGTATGTCTTCTTCGATTGTTGCCTCTGCAAGAATGTTCTTCATCACAGAGATTGTTCTCAAGGAGTTACCTTCTTTGAATAGTATGGACTGATTGATAGTTGAAAAATTTTTCAACAACATCAATGTTTTATCAGATAGTCTCATTTTTGGTCTAAGTTTCATTTCACTAATTTTGTTGATCACTGGATAGTTCTCATCCAAAGTACCTTCCAGTGTCTCAGCTGCTAAACTATAAGCGTTTATCATAAGGGGAGTTTTACTCCCCTCATTATATCAGGATTGTGATGTGTCGTCAACAGGTGTAAACTCAACATCAGCATCTACTTTGTCGTATAACTCCATGAATGCCTGTTTGGTCTCATCATCGAAACGATTGACACAAACTTCGATTGATTTCGCTTTGTTCTTGAAGATTGCATATGCACGAATGATGTGAACAAGTCTACGAGTTGAGATTATCTCCTCGATACCACCATCATAGAATGTCTTACGAATAATGTCACCCCAGTCAACAAGTCTCTGACAAAACTCGTCATCTTTAATGTTAAGAGTAGCAGCAAGACCTTGAAGAATCTTGAACTCAGTCTTAACACTTGGGTATGCCTGTTCAAATGTGACAGGGAATCTTTCTAAGAATGCTTCGTTCAATACGTTAGTACCGATAAATCTACCATCCTCAGAACCTTTACCCTTTGTGTTTGCAGTTGCAATCACATTGAATCCTGGCGCTGGTTTTACATATCTTCCAATCTTCTTGAGGAATACTCCTTTTCCTTCCAAGATTGATTGAAGGCAAAGAATCTTGTTGGAAGCCAAGTCAATTTCGTCAAGCAATAAAATCGAACCGCGCTCCAAGGCCTCGATGATCGGGCCATTATGCCAAACAGTTTGACCGTTGAGTAAACGGAATCCACCAATGAGGTCATCTTCATCTGTTTCAATAGTGATGTTTACACGAATAAGTTCTCTCTTGAGAGATGCACAGGCCTGTTCTACAGAAAATGTTTTACCATTTCCAGAGAGACCAGTGATAAAAGTAGGATAAAAAAGACGAGACTGAATAATCTTTTTAACGTCTTGAAAACTACCAAACTGGACGAAAGTATCATCTTTAGTAGGGATAAGTGATTGTTGTGTTGAAGGAAGTGCAGCAGGTGCTTCAAATGATCTTTCAATCTGAGCAACCTTCTTCTGTGTGACTTTAAGATTCCACTTACCACGAGTTACTTTGAAATCTTTCAAGTAACGAGTGATGGTGTAATACTTATAACCATGAGATGCACAATATCCTTTGACATCAGCAGTAGTAATTTTTGATCCGTATAGATTTGTTAGATCTGTGATCAATTCAGATTTTTTCACGATTGGTTGGAACATTGTTGTATCTTGTTTCTATATATCAATGATATACAAAAAAAAGAGGACTTACCAGTCCTCTTGTGCAGCTTTTTCAACTGTCCTTTAAATGTAGTGCGGCTTTATATAAAGGTTTTCCAGTTATTCTACTTTTAAAACCTTCTTTATATCTTTGCCAGGCAAGAGTATTTCCACTCTTGTCAGCGTTAGTCACAATCATAATCATTACTTAAGCATTCTTTCAATTTCAGTTGCTCTGTTGCCAAGTTTATTAATTAATCCTTTTCCACCGTTAGTTTGTTTTATTTCCTTTTTAGGTGGGTTTAGTGGATTTTTTATACCTAGTCTTGGATGTCCAATATATCCATCACCTTTTACACCACCTAACATTTCATTTAATTCATCTTCAGATAAACTTACCATGATCTTAAGTGCTTCCTTTTCATCAACACCCTCATCAATTAACTTATTTTTTACTATATCAAATAAGTCAGCACCCTCTTTTTTCATCTCATCCTTTTTGTCCTCTTTCTTACCATTTTTCTTCATAAGGTAATTCTTAAGACCCTCAGGCATCTTACCTTCATTGAGTTCCTCTTTCTCTTCATGCTCGATGACTTTACCATCAGCGTCCTTTTGATGGTGTTCATAGATTGTTCTATATGCATCCATTAAGGAACTAGGAGAAGGAACAGATCCATATTGAGTTCTACCTAGATCTGCTTGAGTCTTCTCACCAGATGGTATCATACCACTGGAAATCATGTCTTTTGAAATTTTATGATCCATCTTTATTTTGGAATTTAGAATTATTTAGTCATGCAACCAATTCTATAAACTCACTAAGAATCTTTTTGTTCATCTTTTTACCCTTAAGACTTTTACCAAATGCTCTCTTGATCTCTGCTTTTGTTGCATCTTCTTTAACTTCAAACTCATCATCACTTGCAAGTGCAGTTGTAGATAATCCAAAGTAAGTATCATATGCAGATGACTTGATTGAAACAGATCTGTTCTTCTTCCAACCTTTCATAATCTTGTTATACTCTTCATCTGTCCATCCATGATAACGACGAATAAATGATCCAGCATCACGAGAAGCTAAAAGACGGATTCCAATAAAGTTTACGGATGGAAATGTATCTTTGAGATTATCAAGTAAAACTTCAGTAAATCCAAAAGTAGAATCCTTCACACGATATGTTTTACCAAGTTTACGGTCACGAAGAAATGTGCCAGACCAGATAGCAGCCCTACCCATGTATGGTTCATCCTCCCAGTGACGTTGAACTTCATGATGATAGGAAGGTGTGTAAGCTTCACCATCAGTAAGAATAACACATTGAACTTTCTCAACCTTATTGTCTTTTTTGAACTGAGGAATGATTTGATGTAAGCATATTAAAGACTCATCTAATGGTGTGCCTGATAAACCCATACCGATAGGAACTTGAAATCTATCTCTATCATCCCAATGAACATTATAGTAACCAAATCTACTAGATATGCGATAAATGTTTTTCATTTGATGATCTAGAGTTCTAGCATTAACTTTAGATGTGAATAGATTCATAAGACTAAATGATTCTTCTATACAAACTAGATTATTCTTTACCGTATAACGTGACTCTCTCATATTGTGATAGGGATGACAATTTGTGAAAGCATAGACATCAAATGGAATTTGAACCTTACGACAAAACCAGATTAAATTATATAACTGTTTGATTGTGTCTTTCATGATGTAAGACATTGAACCAGACCAATCAAGAATGAATACTAATCCATGATTTTTACCATCAGGTAGAACTGTGACTTTCTTGAAGATATCTTCACAATATTGATATGTGTGAAGTTTTGACATGTCAAGCATTCCTGTTCTTGAAGTTGCAGCACGAGCATATGCAGATGCTGACTTCTTCATCTCAAACTCTTTGACAAGATAATTGACTTCCTTTCTTGCAGATACTCTGAACTCATTAAAGTCTTTGTCAGCATGAGCAAAGTCTTCAATTTTATTTTCACTCCACTCAAAATCAATATTCTTATGAATATAAGAGTTAGGAATGATAACTTGATCAAGATTTAAGTCATTTGGTTTCTCAACATAAAGAGTCTCACGACCTCTCTCATTTACTAAATCTTTAAGTGACTCTTCAAGATTCTCAGCAGTTTCAACTTGTGGTTCATCACCAAGACTAATACCACCTTTTGAATATGATTGATCATCATAATCTAAATCATCATCTTCTAACTCATCTTCACCTTCAAGATCTGATTTTTCTGATTGTCCTTCGTCACCTTGAGTTTTAGTGCGATACTCTTGCTCATTGTCACCATCACCATCTTCCATCTCATCCTTCGGCTTCATCTCTTCAATTTTTTCTTGTTCTTTTTTCTTCTCTTCTAATTCTTCTTTTGCATACTCCCAGATAACTTTT